CAGAAGAACAACCTAAGTGGGTACAGGATGCCCTATATGAAAACCAAGATGACCCTAAGTCTGTAATCAGGGTAATTGATCTGTACAAGATTGATAACAATATGGACGTAAAAGGTAAACAGCGTTCTACTAAACAGGCTGCATCAGAAGTTAAAACAAGACGTACTACCAAACCAGAGAATAATGACCTGTCAGGAAGTATCCGTGAGTCTGCTGTACAAAAGATGACAGCACAACAGTATGAGGCTAACTCAGACTCAATCATGGAAGCTATCCGTAGTGGCAAGTTTATTTATGATATTTCTGGGGGTGCACGTTAAAAAAGTATTGACATCACAGAATTAATATGTATAACTGTGTATGTTAAGAAAAGAGTATAAAGCCCTAATATCATTAGCTACCTTTATACTCTAACCAACTAAGCCAAACAATTAAGATAAGACCTACCTAATTAAGTATAGGCCCAACTATTCTAACAATGGCCCTTGATAGAATAGATTGCACCCTAGAAAGATTAGCCTCTTACGTTAAGTTTGGGCTTAAATATCATAAGCCAACAAACATCTAAGGAGGATTTATTATGGCTTTTACATCCGCAACAGGTTATGGGAATTTACCTAATGGTAACTTTAGCCCCGTAATCTACTCCAAGCAGGTACAGCTTGCCTTTCGCAAGTCTACTGTAGTAGGAGAAATTACTAACTCAGATTATTTTGGCGAGATTGCTGCTCAAGGCGATACAGTCAGAATTATTAAAGAACCTGAAATTTCCGTTAGCCAATACGCTCGTGGTACTCAGGTTACAGCACAAGATCTTGAAGATGATGATTTTCAGTTGACTGTAGACAAAGCTAACTACTTTGCGTTTAAGATGGATGATATTGAAGAGGCTCATAGTCACATCAATTTTATGAGTCTTGCAACGGATCGTGCAGCTTATCGTTTGGCTGACCAGTATGACCAAGACGTTCTAGGTTATTTGTCTGGCTTCAAACAGTCTTCTTTGCATTCTCAAGCAGATACAGCTAATGATGTCGTAAATGGCAGCAAGTCTGTTAGCACTGCTGGTAGTGATGAATTGTTGACATCAATGAAGATCATCAAGGGTTCTATGGGCAACATCACAACTGGTTCTGCTGGTGATCATTCGATCCCACTGGCAGCACGTTTGCCTGGTGCTACTGCACTACCAACTGCTACAGCTTCACCAGCAATGGTTGTTGCTCGTATGGCTCGCCTCTTGGATCAACAGCAAGTTGATACTCAAGGACGCTGGCTGGTAGTTGACCCAGTATTTATGGAGCTTCTTCGTGACGAAGATTCACGCTTCTTAAATGCAGACTACGGTGAATCAGGTGGACTGCGTAACGGCCTTGTCGTTAATAACTTCCACGGTTTCCGTATGTACACTTCATCAAACCTGCCAGCGGTAGGTACTGGTCCAGGAACCACAGGTTCTGCAAACCAGAACACTAACTATGGTGTTATTGTTGGTGGACATGATTCTGCTGTAGCAACTGCTGAGCAAATCAACAAGACGGAAACATATCGTGACCCTGACAGCTTTGCTGACATTGTTCGTGGTATGCACCTATACGGTAGAAAGATTCTTCGCCCAGAAGCAATCGTTACTGCCAAATATAACGCAGCGTAAGGGGAGGGATAACTTATGGCTACTTTTGACATGACTTCCGTTGATACTGCTGGTGTTGGTGCAGACGTTCTTGCTGTTCCCACTGTAGTAGGTAACGCAGTACGTACCATTGAAGCTATCTTGGATATTGATGCCATGATTGCTGCAGGTGCTACTATTGCAGACGGTGACATTTTCCAACTGTTGGAGATTCCAGCAGAGTCTGTAATGCTTGCAGGTGGTGCAGAGATTATGAAATCTTTCACTGCATCATGTACTTGTAATATTGACTTTGCTGGCGGTGATGACATCATCGATGGTGCAGCTTTAGATGCTGCTGCAGGTACGTATCTTGCAAAAGGTACTAACGGTGAAGCTAACGTTGTTAATACAGGTGCAGCTTCTACTTATGCTGCTGCTGCATTGGCTCTTGTTGGTGCTGCTGATACCATTGATGTAACAATCGCTGGTGCCGCTGCTGCAACTGGACGCTTACGTGTGTATGCAGTAATTGCAGATATTTCTGCTGCTCACACAGAGGCTGCTATTGCCCAGCGTGATCAAATCTAAAATAACTTTAGGGGCTACTTTCGAGTGGCCCCTTTAGGCTACCTATCAAAAGGATTTATTATGGGTATTACAACAGCAATGTGTACAAGTTTCAAGTCAGAGCTACTTGGTGGTATCCATGATTTGGATACTAATAGTATTAAACTTGCTTTGATTAAGGCTTCACCTAGCGGCACATATGGTGCAGCTACAACTAATTACAGTGATGTAACAGGTAACTCTGATGAGTCATCTGGTACAAACTATAGTGCAGGTGGTAATGTACTTGATAGTGCATCTATCTCAGTAAGTGGTACAACAGCTATTGTGGACTTTGCAGATGAGACTTTTGCAAATGTGACTACATCAGCAGATGGTTGTATTATTTATAACGCATCACAATCTAATAAAGCTATTGCAGTAGTTGACTTTGGTGGTACAGTAAGTGCCACTGCAGGTGATTTAACTATTGAGTTTCCTGCTGCAGGAGCAAGCACAGCAATCATTCGTATTGCTTAAAGGGTAGACTATGGCTTTTATCGCCACCTCTGCACGTTACGGCACTGGTAGATACGGTGTAGCAGAGTATGGTGTAACAACTATCTCAGCAAGTCTTACAGGTGTAGCTGGCACATCAGCATTACAACCTGTAAGTGTTAATGGATTTGAGATAGATATAACAGAGCGGGTTACTGACAATACTCTTGGTACTACTGCTCTAGGTACGATACAAGTTAATACTGCTGCTGGTCTTGCAGGTATTGCAGGTACAGGGGCAATAGGAGCCTTAGAGCACAGCAACACAGTTACACTTACTGGTGTTGCAGGTACAGGACAAGTCAACACAGTAGAAGAAAAACCTACTGAGGTACTTGAAAGTGTAAGTGCCACAGGTCAAGTAAACACTGTACAAACTCATACTGCTGCAGGTTTAACTGGCGTAAGTGCAACAGGTGCAGTAGGCACTGTAGTAGAGAATACATCTGAGGCTATGGCTTCTGTATCAGCTACAGGTCAAGTAGGTACAGTAACCTTATCTAATACTGTAACTCCTACAGGCGTTGTAGGAACTACTGCACTAGGTCAAATAGAGTACGGATCAGAAGTATTCCCTACTGGTGTAAATGCTTCAGGTCAAGCAGGTTCAATAACAGCCACAGGTGTTGTATTTAACTTTGATGCCTTTAAAGAACAGTACAGCAGACGTAGGACTATTTATATAGCGAGGGCTGCATAAATGACTACATCAGCGAAAAGAACAGCTAGAGTACCTCAAGAGAATAGAATTATATTTATTGAACGTGGTACTACAACAAAAGATAGAACAGTACGTATTTCTCAGCAGTCTAGATTAATCTTTATAGAAAGACAAACTACTGCAGCGGAACGTACTGTACATGCAACTGAGGACTAGATATGAGTTTTAGATGGCCTAATAAAGACCCAGATGAAACGTTAGATTACAGTGTAGACTGGTCACGTTTCTTAGGTAGTGCAACTATAGCAAGTGTTGTTTGGTCAGTTAAAACTACATCATATACTACAAAAACTACCTTAGCTGCAGGACAAGATTTAAATACTGCATCAAGTGGTGCAAGCACTGATACTATTCAAAACACTGCTCAGTCTTCTACAACCACAGTTGCTACAATTAATGTAGCTGGTGGTACAAATAATGAAGAGTATACTTTCTTTTGTACTATGACTGATAGTACAGGTAGTATAGCTGAAAGAAGTATTAAGCTTCGTGTAAGGGAACGCTAATATGGCATATGACTTTTTAGGTTTACTAAATGATGTCAACAAGCGTTTAAACGAAGTTGAGCTTACAAGTTCTAACTTTGGTAACGCTGTAGGTTTTTACAGTGCAGCTAAAGACAGTGTGAATGCAGCTATACGTTTTGTTAATCAGCATGAGTTTGAGTGGCCCTTTAACCACGTAGAACAAGAAGATACACTTACTGCAGGTGAAACACGGTACGCTTTACCTAGTGATATGAAAACACCTGACATGGATACCTTTCGCATTAAGCGTAACTCTACATTTAATAATCAAACAGAGAAATTAAAAATACTTTCTTACGAAGAATACCTTGACAAGTTCATTGATAATGAGTATAATACTAGTGATACTATAAGAGGTTTGCCTAAGAGTGTATTCCGTACACCTAATATGGAGTATGGTGTAGTACCACCCCCAGATAAAGCTTACGAATTAGTGTATGAGTATTATAGATTGCCTGTAGATTTAATTAATGCAACTGATGTACCTAGTGTACCTGAACAGTTCCGTTATGTTATTGTAGATGGATCTATGTATTACGCATATTTATTTAGAGGTAATACTCAAGATGCAAATATACAACAACAGAAGTTTGAAGCTGGTATAAAGAACATGCGTACACTTTATATTAATCGTTATGACTACTTGAGGGATACACGTATCTACCACATTGCCCGTAAATCAAATGCATCGAGAGTTAGCTAAGTATGCCTACACAGTGGCAGACATACCCTGTTGAGTTCAAGGGTGGCTTAATAACAAACATAAGCCCTTTACAGCAAGGTATTAACTCTCCTGGCTCTGCTCGAACTTTGCGTAACTTTGAGCCATCTATTGAGGGTGGCTATAGACGTATAGAGGGGTTTAATAAATTTGACTCTACTACTGTACCACCATATGGTATGCCTAAAGTACAAGGTAGTGGTCAGTCTGGTACTACGCTAAACATAGCTAATATTAATACTACGCCACAGGATGGTGACACACTAACGATAGCTGGTGTAACAGGAACCTACACTATTGCTACATCAGGTGTAACATTTAGTGCAGCTAATAACTCAGCAGCTATTACACTTACTACATCATTAGCTAGTTCACCTGCTGACAAGGCTGCAATTACTTTTACTAATACATCTGATTTAATAGAGGGTTTGTACTACTTTAATCAGAATGCCGTAGCTTATCGTAACGGTGATATATTTAAGTCTAGCGGATCAGGTTGGACACAAATAAACGTACCTTCATATGGAACTGTACTAGTAAACGGTGCAAGTCAAACTGGTACAAGTCTAGCAGTAGATGGACTTACAGGTACACCACAGGCAGGTGATACATTTACTGTAGCAGGTATTGAGAAAGTTTACACGGTTACGTCAGATGCTACAGTAAGCTCTGGTGGTTCTACTCTAGCAATTAACCCTGCCCTAGCTTCTAGCCCTGCTGATAATGCAGCTATTACGTTCTTAGCTACAGAGAGGGCGCTGGGCGGTGTAAACAGATTTACTAGATATAACTTTAGCGGTACACCTGAGGTTATGGTAGTGGACGGTACTAATAAACCTTACAAGTATGACGGTACAACTTTTACAGAACTTACTGCTGCACCAAGTGATGTAGATGGTGCTGATCATGTAGTATCCTTTAAAAGCCAATTATTCTTTGGTAAAGGTAGTACACTAAGTTTTACTGCACCATTTACAGATAATGACTTCACTGCAGCTAATGGTGCGGGTGTTATAAATGTCACAGATGACATAACAGGTTTAATAGTTTTTCGTGAACAGTTAGTTATATTTAGCCGTGGTAAAATACATAGGCTTGTAGGTAATACAATAGCTGACTTTCAGTTGCAACCTATATCACTAGACATTGGTTGTATTAAAGAAGATACTATTCAAGAGGTAGGTGGTGACATTGCATTTGTTGGGCCTGACGGTATTAGACTATTAAGTGCAACTGATCGTATTGGTGACTTTGGTTTAGCTGTTGCGTCAAGACCTATTCAAGGTGAAACAAATCAACTGTTTAGTTCTAATACTAAGTTTAGCTCATGTGTAATTAGAAAGAAAAACCAGTACAGACTATTTGGTTATGCTGCAGCTATTAGTGAGGATTCATCACAAGGTATACTTGGTACACAGTTTGCTGATCAGACCTCTCAAGGTATGGCTTGGGCTGAAACTAGGGGTATACGTTCTTATATAGCGGATAGCGTATTCTCTACTGATGATGCAGATGAAGTAATTATATTTGCTAATAGTGACGGTTACGTGTATCGCATGGAGAGCGGTAATAGCTTTGATGGTTCAAATATACTAGCTTCATTTAGTACACCTTTCTTTGCTATGGGTGATCCACGTATAAGAAAGACAATGTATAAACTGTCTACATACATTGACCCTGAAGGTTCAGTAGATGGTAACGCAACATTAAAGTTTGATTTTGATGAACCTAATAAGATACAGCCTACATCTGTACCTATAGCTAATACAACAGCTACTGTTGCATTTTATGGTGTATCATCTTTTGGTGCAGGTAGTTATGGTGGTAAACTAATATCTGTATTTAATAATCAAGTAGTAGGTTCAGGTTTTGTTGTATCAATACAATATATCTTTGAGGGAACAGATCCACCGTTCTCACTAGACGCATCTACACTAGAGTTTGCAGCGCACGACAGGCAATAAGGAAGAGAGAGTAAGTTATGGGAACAGGTTACACACGTAACGATACAGCAAACAATATTGCTGACGGAAACATTATCAATGCGTCTGACTTAGATGGTGAGTTTGACGCAGTACAATCTGCATTTAACAATTCATCAGGTCATACCCACGATGGTACTGCTGGTGAGGGTGCTCCTATTGAAACGATTGGCCCTAGCCAAGATGTTGTAGCTACAGCTTCTGTACTTCGTCCTAAGACTGATAATACGGTTGATCTTGGTACATCTTCCTTAGAATATAAAGACCTGTTCCTTGATGGTACAGCCCATATAGATACTCTTGATGTTGATGAGAACGCAAGCATTACAGGTACTCTAGCTGTAACTGGTGCAGTTGATATTAACAATGATCTGTTAGTTGGCGATGACCTTACGCTAGACAGTGATGCTGCCGTACTAGGCTTTGGTGCAGATACAGATGTTACACTGACACACGTAGCTGACACAGGACTACTGCTTAACAGTACAATGGCTATTCAGTTTAATGATGCTTCACAGTTCATCAATGCTCCTAGTGCAACTGTACTAGATATTAATGCTACAGATGAGATTGAACTTAATGCTACATTAGTAGATGTTAATGCTAACCTAGATGTATCTGGTACTA